ATAAATTTGTAGAATATAATATACATGATGTTAGATTAGTTAAATTATTAAATGATAAATTAGATTTTATAGAGATTGCAAGAGGATTGGCGCATGTAGGGCATGTAGCTTATGAAGATATATTTATGAGCTCTCGTTATTTAGAGGGGGCAATATTAACATATTTAAAAAATAAAAAAATTGTTGCACCAAATAAACCAAAACATAGAGCTAAAAAGAAGGAAGATAAAAAGTTTGTTGGTGCATATGTTCAAGAACCACAAAAGGGTAAACACAATTGGGTCTATGATTTAGATATTACTTCTATGTACCCATCTTGTATTATGTCATTAAATATTTCACCTGAAACTAAAATAGGTAAAATAACTGGTTGGAATCAAGAAGAATTTTTGAATAAGAATAATAGGAAAACATATACTATAACTAAAGATGGAAGAGATATTGGTAAATTAACTGAAAAAGAAGTATCGAAGTATTTAAGTGAATCAAAAGTTAGTGTAGCTGCAAATGGAGTGATGTATAAAACAGAGAAAAAGGGGCTATTGGCAGCGTTATTGGAAAAATGGTTTAATGAGAGAGTTGAATATCGAAAGTTAGCTAAAAAGTTTCACGAGCAAGGGGATACAGACAAATCAGAATATTTTGATAGGAGACAGTATCTACAGAAGATTCTTTTAAATTCATTATATGGAGTATTGGGATTACCAGTATTTCGTTTTTATGATTTAGATAATGCAGAAGCTGTTACATATACAGGTCAATCATTGATTAAGTTTACAAAAAAGATAGCTAATTCATTTTATAATAAAGAACTTAATGATACTGAAGATCATTGTATATACATTGATACAGATTCAGTATTCTATTCAGCTACACCACTTGTAAAGAAAAGATTTCCTGATTTAGATATTAAGGATGAAGATAAAATGTCAAAAGCTATTTTAAAGATAGCAGATGAAGTTCAATTATATCTTAATAATGGGTATGATTATTTTGCTAAGAAGTTTTGTAATATAGATGTACATAGGTTTGAAATTAAGCAAGAGGTTATTGCTAAGGCTGGATTATTTGTTACGAAGAAACGATATGGTATGAAAATTATTAATGATAATGGAAGAGCAGTTAATAAAATGCTAGTTAAGGGATTAGATACAGTTCGTTCAAGTTTCCCAACAGCCATGAAAGAGTTATTATCCAAACTTTTAGAAGATATTCTTATGGAAGTACCCAAAGATAAGTTAGATGAATATATATTGAATTTCAAAAAGAGTATGAAACTTATGAATTTTGATAAAATAGCAATGCCAATTGGTGTGAGAGGAATTAGGAAATATGCTGAGATAGGTGAAAATGGATTAATTACTCCAAAGTTAGGAACTCCAGTTCATGTAAAAGCATCATATGCATATAATAATTTTTTAACTATAAAAAAGTTGAATAGATATGAAAAGATTGGAGAATCTCAAAAAATAAAATGGGTATATCTAAAAAATAATCCATATGGATTTAAAGTTATAGCATATAAAGGATATGAGGATCCAAAAAAATTAATGGATTTTATTAAAACATATATTGATACAGATAAGATGTATAAGCAGGCATTGGATAAAAAGATTTGTATGTTTTATGATGCTTTAAATTGGGTAATGCCTGTGGATAAAAAAAATACCCTTGAAAGATTTTTTTAACTATTTAATAAACGAAACTAACTAAGAGGTTACAATAATGAATAAAGACAATCTAACAAACTTCATACAGAAGTATTATCTTGGCAATAGAGTACCATCAGTAATGATCAAATCAAATGGAAAAGATTTGAGTTGTGATTTTATTACTGCTGATAAATCTATGCTTGGTAATGTAAAAGCTACTGGATTGGGGTTTGGAAATGAAGTTGTAGGTGTGTATGATACAGAAACATTTTTGAAAATGCTATCCGTAATGGGAGATAGTATTCAATTAGATGTGAAAAAATCAGGCGATAAATCAGTATCTATTACTTTTACGGACGGTGTTGCCAAATCATTGTTTATGTTAAGCGATGAAAGTGTAATTCCAAAAGTTCCACACATGAAAAATGTTCCTGAAATGAAATTAAAACTGAAAATTGATAGAGAATTCATTCAGAAATTTCTTTTAGGAAAATCAGCATTATCAGAAGTAGATAGTTGTACTGTAGTTTGTGATAATGGTAGTGTAAATGTTGTGATTGGATATAGTTCAATTGCATCAAATAGAGTAATTATTAAAACGGAAGTAGAAGAATACTCTGATGTAGGTAATATTACTTTTAATGCACATGTACTTAAAGAAATCTTATCTGCTAACAAAGCTTGTGAAAGTTCTGTTCTTGAGGTTAGTTCTGAAGGGTTGGCTAGGATTAATTTTAAAATAGATGAATTTGATTCTACATATTACTTGGTTGCAAATCAGAACGACAGTTAATGTATGTTGATACATCAAAAATAAAACTCCGAAAAATAGATAAAACAACTGCTAAGAAAATTATCGTGGATAATCATTATAGCCACAAATTTTCTCATTGTAGATATGCTTTAGGTATTTTCTATGTAGGTGAAGAGCATAAATTTTTCGATGAAAAAGAAGAGAAGTTGATTGGGTGTTTAATATATGGACACCCAGTCGGTAGAAGAGTGATAGGTTCTATTTTTAAAGAAGATATTCTACCAAACGATTCAGTTTTAGAATTAACGAGGTTATTTATACACGATGATTACGGTAAAAATATTGAATCATATTGTATTTCTCAATCATTTAAATGGTTGAAGCAGTTTGATAAAAATGTAAAGGTATTGATATCATATGCAGATCCAGATGTAAATCATGCAGGTGGTATTTATCAAGCTACTAATTGGATATATCAAGGGTGTGGAGATTTTCAAATGGCGCCAACATATTCATTAAGAGTTAAGCCAGATGGTGAGTGGATACATAGTAGAACTGTATATTCATTATATGGTTCAGCGGATCCAAAGAAATTAGAAAAGGCTATTGGACACACTTTTTGGTTGAAGAAAGAAGCAAGTAAACATAGATATTTGTATTTTTTGGGGAATAAAAAGGAAAATAAGCGATTTATTAAAGTGCTAAAACATCCTATGAAAAAATATCCAAAAGAAAATTTATATAAAACAGAAATAACAGAGCATAAAATAGAAAAGGATTTAAAATATGTTTGATCATAGTTTATGGGTAGAAAAATATCGGCCTAGTACCATGGATACTTATATTGGGAATGAACTCCTCAAAAGTAAAGTATCTATTTATATTGAGAGTGGAGACTTACCACACCTTTTACTGTACGGCAGGGCTGGTACAGGTAAAACCACTCTCGCTAAATTACTTGTAAAGAATATAGAATGTGATTATCTATATATTAACGCATCAGATGTAAGAAAAGTTGAAGATTTGATACCTAAAGTTAGAAATTTTGCTTCAACTGTTGGTTTCAAAGATATGAAAATTGTTATATTGGATGAGGTAGATTATATAAGTAGTCATTCTCAGGCGGCACTTCGTAATTTAATGGAAATATTTAGTAGACATTGTAGGTTTATATTGACTTGTAATTATGTAGAGAGGCTCATAGACCCAATACAATCAAGGTGCCAATCATTTCAGATTATTCCACCATCTAGGTCAGAAGTTGCACAAAGAATGGTTAAGATTCTTGAAGAGGAAGATGTTGTTTATGAATTAGATGATTTGAAAATATTAGTAAATTCTGGATACCCTGATATAAGACGAGTTATTAATTCTGCACAACGACAGTCCATTGATGGTAAGTTGATAGTTGATAAACAAAGTATTGTAGAGAATGATTATAAATTGAAAGTATTAGAATTTTTGAAACAAGATAAGAAATCCGCATTTAATGGCATACGAAAAGTTTTAGCAGATAGTAAAGTTACAGATTATGCTGAACTATTTAGATTACTATATGATGAAATTGATGGTTATGGAAAAGGCCATGTTGCAGAATGTATTTTGATTATAGCAAAATATGAATTAAGTGATGCCCAAGTAGTTGATAAAGAAATCAATGCTATGGCAATGATTGTTGAAATATTACAGGAGATTAAACAATGAGTACAAAACCAATGAAACCCCTACCTAAAGCAAAACAAAGAGTTGATCTGTCGCAAGCAGAAACTATACTTTGTGAGAGTTGTAATAACTCTTTATTTATAGAATCATATGTGTTAAAGCGGGTATCTGCAATTGTTTCACCAACAGGACAAGAAGCTATAGTTCCCATTCAAGTGTTCGCTTGTGGGGGATGTGGTGAATTAAAGAATCTTGGTGGAGTAGCTGATACAGAAGATTTAGTAGGTTGATGAAATATGAGTAAACCAAAAAGAAAAAAGTGCCACACTTGTGGCAAAATGGTAACAAATCCGTATGTGTACCATATAGTTCCAGCTAAGAATATATGGAATATACCTAATTATGTAAAAAATGGACCAAGAACCAATCGTGTAGATTTAAAAGGTGATTCGAAAGTTGCAGTTTATAATTATTGTAATCAAGAATGTGAGGCAAATGACTATAATAAATAAAGTTATAAAAACTCCTTGGGAATGGACTAAAGAAATAACAGAGAAAAAATCTGTGTGGGAAGATTTTGATGAATCGTCTCAAAAGAAATTTAGTGGTTATATGGTTAATAGATTTATGTCTATGAAGTTAGAATTAGTGAATTTTGTCAATGATTTACAAAAACTAGAGTTAGATAAGAAAAATTTATATAATGTATATAAAGAAATTTTACCAAGAAAAAAGATGTGGTTTAAATATATAAAAGCAGATAAAACAACAAAATATGAACCTTGGTTGACAGATATTTTGTGTAAATATTTTGAAGTAAGTAAGAAAGAAGTTATAAGTTACATAGAGTTACTATTAGGTACAAAAAAAGGTAAGCTAGAGTTGAGAGATATTTTAGAAAAGTATGGAACAGAAACAAAGTTGATTAAAAAATTAAAAATATGAGTAAGTTAGAAGGATACTCTGTAGAACTTGTTCCACGTAGTGCTATACAATCTTTTATAGAGAAGTATCATTATAGTCATAATACTAATGGAGTACAGGGGTTAGAATGCTTTGCACTATTTGCTCCAGGTAACTTTGGTATACCCAGAATGGTAGGTGCTATGATGTATGCTATACCATCTATGCCAAATACTGCTAAAGCATATAATCCAATACATCCTGATAAATGTATTGAGTTAAGAAGATTAGTTTGTTTAGATGAAGCACCTAAGAATAGTGAAAGTTTTTTTATATCTCAAACTATAAAATGGTTAAAACAAAATATGGACTATGAAGTTATTGTTTCATTTGCGGATCAACATTATGGTCATTCAGGAGTTATTTATAGGGCTAGTAATTTTGAGTTTCAAGGTGAAACTTCTCCAGGCAGAGTTTTAATGGTTGATGGTAAAGAGTATCATAGTAGGTCTCTAAGTCAACCAATCAAACCATATAGTAGAGAAATTAGGCGTAGGTGGGAAGCTGGAGATCCTAATATATTTTTTAAAAAACGAAAAACTAAAAACAAATATGTTTATTATTTAAACAAAGGAATTAAAAAGAAAATAAAGAGGTTAAAAAATGATAAAGTTAATAAATAAAGTTCTAGAGCGGTTTTCTGATGCTAATTTACAATCTGAAACAGCTAGGTTGGATATAGCCAAAGATATCATTAAAGAAATGAAAGAAGATAAAACTGGTTGGTTTTTAGATTTGAGTAGGAAATTACCAATTACTAAAAAAAGTATCTTTAGACCATATAGTAAAGAGGTAAGAGATGCTTAAAGAAGCAAGTACAAAGAAAACCCTACGTACCTATGAAGGTACTAAAGTAAAATCTAATGGATCAGTTGTAGAACAAATGGAAAAAGAATGGCCAGAGATGACTAAAGAGTTTCAAAGATTACAACACGAACAATATGTATTGTTTTTACATAAGCAACACGATTATGGTCCAGGGAATATCTCTGTTGGTACACAATTGGCTACTCCTGATGAGATTAAATTAGCACTTACTGGTTTATGGTTCAGAATTAATGACAAATGCCAGAGATTAAAAACGATGTTGATGAGTGGTAGAAAATCAGCTGTAGATGAACCGTTAGAAGATGCATATCTTGACATTTCCAATTATGGTATAATGGCAACAATCGTAAAAAATGGAAAATGGGGAAAATAGATAATAAAGAGTTAGCTAAGTATTTACGGAAACGGATGGAAACACAAGATGAAGTGAATACTACATTCCATTTAATCAACGTTCCAACAGAAGATGAGTTAGAGTTTTGGATACAGCAATTTAAGGGGAAAGATTTTTGTGGTCATAGTGAATGGAATGAAATGTATCAATGTAATATGTGGATAAAAGAAGATAATGAAACGGAAGTATGAAAAATAGAATAAGTTATAGTCAATTTTCGATGTGGGGTCAATGT